GGTTATCATACCTACTACAAATCCCAAAACTAACAATAATATGTTAGGTTTAGTATTTTTACGTTTTTCAGTTTTCCATTTAACTACCTCTACTTTTTCAATCATTCGTAGGGTATCTCGTTTTAGTTTGTACTCAATACGTTTCTCAAATCGCGTTTGAGGCACGAAAGAACGCTTGTAACGAACGATTGTATCTTTTTGGACTAATACCCTTTCCCACATAATAGAGTCCCTTAAAACGTACGGAATTGAGTCAACCGAAGTTATTTGAATTGTATCGGCAACCTCGTCGCACTTATAACCTTTTTTAAAGGCTTTACGTACGTGGTAATTTACTGAGCAAGATGTCGCAAGTATTGCCAATAAAAGCGACAAAATAACGGAACTAACCGCCAATCTCGAAGTGCATCCAGTCATAGTTCTTTTCTTTACCAAGTGAAATAAATCCGTGTTTGTAGAAAATGTCAATCATTTGCTTGTACTCAGGACGTGCAAAGCGTGCAGTCTTAGAAGTCTCTTTTAGAGTATTACGTGCAGGGTCTAAATCAATAGCAATACCCCAAGCGTGTTTTGACCAAGATGAACCGCCTCGCATTTTACGAAAGTTAAAACACCCCCCGTAAAGGTCTATTCCAAGCTCAACAATACGTTCATACCCATACACCTCTAAAAGTTCGTTAAACACGCTTAAAAACGCATCAGCAACATCTTTATGGCATCGCATCTTTGTTACCATTGTCTTAGTGTCCCAAGCTATACGCATTGGGTAGGGTAGCTTGATTGTAGTTAAATACGTTCCTGTCTCGTTGGGTTGTCCGTATTTTGCTAGAGCTTGTGCGGTTGTCATCATTTTAACTCCTCTAATTGCTCTTTGCCTCGTTTAACAAACTGCATAAACTTATCCCAGACATTGACACCAATAACCGAGAAGTAGCTTTCGTTAATGCTTTTGATTTCCGTGAATACGCAGAAAGCTGTAAAGCCTTTCGTAAGGAGTAAATCAACACGAATGAAATAACCTAATAAATCAGATAGGACAAACTTTTCAAGTAAAAAGATAAATACTATCGCACCACTATACAATAAGCTCTTAGAAATCGTGTGTGAAAGTCTGCGTGAACGTATTGATGTCCATCCGTTTTTCTTTACACTTCGCCAAATTCCAAAAGCCGTGTCTAAAATGATAAACATGATAGCGATAATCACCAATGGTTTTACAGGTGCTAAAATGGTCAGCACAGAGAATGCAAATATGGAGAGCTTCGTTTTCATCTATTCACCTTTGAGTGCTTTTAATTCGTTGTACATTGCGAGAAGTTCTGCTTCTTTCTGAGCAATTAATTCCTCTTGAGTAGGTTCATCTACTTCGATGTATACAACATCTACCAATCCGTTGTCATCGTAAATTTCATTTCTTACTTGTGCCATGATATTATGCTATAATTAATTGAACTCCTGGTATTATGCCACTTACAACTTCCGTAGGTGTGCCAAATGTAGATGGAAAACTGCCGAATGTTTGGTCTGTTCTATAAGCATATACACAACCGATAGGAGAAGCTGTGCTGCTTTTTATATTTATTAAAGCTGTGGGAGTAAAACCAGCAATCGTTTGATTAGCACTGTAATGTACAGCCAACCAATAAACCGTACCCGCTGTAAATGTTTGAGATGTTGTTGCTGTTTTCAATCCAGTTGTCGAACAATCAAGATTTGAACTCTCATAGATTTTGTTGTTTGGAACATTTATTAAATTATCAAATATCAAAATTCTTGCATTTGAACCAGTAATCGATGAATTTACTTTTAATCTGATACCGCTTATAGTTATTGTTGAGCTTGGTATAAATGGGATTGCAAAACATCTATTAGTAACACCAGCAGCATTTGTTTCAGAATTTACTGGTATTGATGTTGGATTAATAACCATTCCAGAATTAGTAGGAAAAATATAATTTCCAAAAGTAATACCACCACCACCGCCACCGCCTAAATCAGCAATGTCTTGAGTTGTTACTTTTACTGTGCTTCCATCTTGCACAATCGGAACTATCTCCGTTCCATCTAATGCAGAACCTGAAGTTAATTCGCTTATTTTTATTTCAGCCATTTTATATTAATTTAAGTTATCTTTCTAATAATGTTTCACTACTCCAAGAGTAGTCATAAGAAGCGCCAAATCCACCTGCATTAAATGTGGTTTCAATAACTAATAAATCTTCCGATTCAGTAGCTAAAAATCCGTTGCTCTCAGTTAATAAATTGGTAACCTCTTGACCAGCTATTTGACCATCAGCTCCCCAACTAATAACATTTAGAACTCCCTCTCCCCATCCTATATCATTTGCCATTTTCTTGCTTGCTTAAATAGATTCGTAATTTCTCTACATTCGTGTTTTTCGGGCTATATTTCAAACCCTTTGGTCTGTTCTTTTTCATATAAACCAAGAAGTGTAATTGTTAGTAGTGTCAGGGTACATATCTTGGTCAACATTCTGATTGTACTCAGGGAATAAATCTTGGTTGAAAGACATATAACTGATGAAACGCTCCGTGTAGTGTTGAGCAATCTGACGCTCTTTCTCTAATAAAAAGTCTACTTCGTTTTTTTCTACGTTTTCAGCGTTCTCAGACGAGTGCTTATAGACGCCCTTATTAGCGATTGTGTAAGCTGCGAAAGGAAGATATTCAACCATTGACCAATGTATCAGCATAGGCTTCACGTATGTTTCTACAAGGCTTTGGTAATTACCTGTAAGTGTATTTGCGATGATGTCCGCTTGTAGCTTCTCAAGTAGTTTCGTGCCTAAGTAGGTTTGTATATGGATGTCTTGAGCGATTTTAACAAACTGAATAAACTTGTCAGTATCGACATTGCCGTTGACTGCGGTAAAACGAACTATATCGTCTCTTGTAATTAGTAGTGCCGTTGCCATTATTTCTTGCCGTAAATAGGGTTAGTAGGTAAAAAGCCATTGTAAGGCATATCAACTGGTCGTGTAGACACAAGTTTATCGTTCTTGATAGTGTACCCGAACTTCTCTGCTTTTGCACCTGCGATTTGTTTAGCTTTAGGAGAGTTTACATCAATGCCTACACCCTCAAAACTTGCATATACTTGTTTGTTCCAACGGTGATGACAATTGCCACCGCCTTTGAACTTCCATACGTCATAGGTAGCAGCACCTTTAGCACCCCACCCTGCATTTACAGGTTTGTTGCCCATTTGTAAAATGTCCTCTTTTCGGTAAATCTTTCCTGCCGTCATCATTTTCTGACAGAACTGACGAGATTTAGAACTTGTCTCACCTGCGTAAACATAGCGAGTAATGAACTTTACTCCGTCAATTACTTCATCTTGCTCAGACTTTGCGTTAGGACGTGCAGAACCTGTAGTTACGAAGTTATATACTTTCGATAATAAGGTGCTTTTTGGCTCGTTAGAGAGCATTTCGTTCTCTTGGTCATCTAAGTCATAGTCCACAGGGTATTCGTCTATTAGAAGCCAATTCTCGTTAGGTGTTTCGCCTAAGTCAATAAGTGCATCTGCAATCTCGTTGTCTAAGGCTTCGTGTTTACTTAACTCCGTGCCTGTTTCCTCAACAACTTGCTCTTCAGTCATAGCATTTTCCAAGTCTACAAACTCAAGCGGTTTAAGCGTTTTAAAGTATAAGTTAAGTGAGATATTGTTAAATGCTAACATCTTGTCAATGGCATCAATAATTTCCTCTTGAAAAGGCTTAATCACCATATTATTGAAAAGGATAAACGAGTTCTCAAGTTCATCAGCGTTAGACGAGAATCCGTTTGTAGAAGCAACACCAAATAATAGCGGAGATGTTACGTTGTGTCCAAGCATAATCTTACGTAAACACTCTTCCGAAAGATATGTGTAGTGTTCAGGTGCGTCATTAAGTGGAATATCCTCAACCGTAGTACGAGTATCCATATTGTCGTTGAAAGCTACGATTACTTTCTGACCTTTAGAACCAGTCAATTTACCGAGAACTTTCGCAGAGATGATTTCTTGTTGTTCTAATGTAGGCACTCCGTTGTTGAAGTTTACTACTTTAGTTCCTGAGAATCCGTTTTGTACTTCATTAATTAAGTAGTCGGATATTTCCTCTTCCAAAAGTGCGTAAGGCACAGCACCTTGATAGTCAGGATACGCATAATACTTCATTCCGACTGAATAAGGCTTAGAGAATAGGATTTCTACCTTTTCATTACCAAATCCAAACGCAGGAAAGCGCTTAGGTACGTATTTCTTTACGTCTGACCAATCATCCGAGTAGTAGTAACCTTCTATCTCTCCGTCTTTATTGCATTTTTCAGCACGAATCAAGTTTACAGGAATATGGTAAGCCTTGAGGATTCTATCGTGTTTGTCGTTGTAGTGTACTTGGATAGAGAATTGACCAAACAACTTGCGGTCTAAAGCAATCTTACGCAAACAATCCTTTGAAATCAAAGTCATCATTTGAGCATACTCGTTAGGCTTTTTGTTAGCATCCGTAGCCGAGAGTCCTTTTCCGTAGATAAGGCGTGAGATGTTGTTTATAATAGCGTTGTTTGTAGTGGAGTTCGTGTATCTATCAATCAAAAACTGATAGTAACTGCCTCCGTCTGCACCATCATAATTTACCCAAGCATCTCTCTTACTCTCTTCGATTGTAGGAGCGGTGTAGGCAGATAGATTTAAAACGTGTATGTTACTCATAAACGATGTATGTGTTAGCGGTTGTATTTGAAACGTACTCACCTGAGTTAACCGAGAAGTTTACTATGTTTTGGTCAGTACAAAAAATTCTGTCTTTGTATACAATGTCAGTTCCTTGTTTTAGAACTAAGTCGTAAAAGTGTCCTTCGATTAAATTAAAGGTTGCAGTAATCGTGTTTATATAGTCTCCTTGCGTTGAACTGGTGATGGCTACGGTAACCGGTGTGTTCGTTTGGTCATCCGTTAGAATCATCGTATTGAATCCATCTCTCGGAATAAACGAAAATGTCTGCGGTGAATTTGATGTAGTTAGGACTATCATACTACTACAAGTCAAATGAGGCGATTTGTTGCCAAATAAAAAAGGGAGACCTAAGCCTCCCCTTCCACGCTATGAAAAAACGAATTAGACAGTAACGATAGTAGCAGTACCAAAAACATCACCTGCACCACCTGCAAGACCCGCCTCAGAAGAACAGTCAAGAAGATTAGCATAAAGTTTCTCAGTTCCTACGAAAGTCAATGTGTAACCATTAAGGTCGCCCATTGCAGTACCGTTAGATACGTTTGCAGTAGTGATTTCCATTCCGTGTTCTAAACCTGCAAGGAAGAATTGATTGTTGCGGTTTTTAACAACGATGTGAGGACGTCCGTAAGCCATCAACTTAACATTTTTATGCGTTGTAGCATCTTGTTTTTTAAGGGTAACGGTAAGCGTTTGCTCAGCGAATGTAGTACCGTTCTCACGGCTTGAGTTATATACTTGGTCAAAAGAGTTAGTTCCTTTGAGTTCGTATTTGTATAGGTTTGAAACGTTAGCGATTGTGTCGATGGTATCAGTACCAGCTACATAAGCAACGTCTACACTTGGGTCATAGTCTCCGTAATTAACAAAGTAGATAGCATCAATACCACCTACCGCATCTTTACATACTTCTAAGCGACCATTTGCAACTTCACAAGACATATTTTTAGTTTTTAAATGTTATAAAAAAGGGAGGGACTTGCCCTCCCCTGTAGTTTTTAGTAGTAGCTAAGATTAGTTAGCAGAGTTTGTGATACCGTAAGTAACAACGTCAGATGCAAAACCGTATTTAGCGTCAGCAGTAAAGCGCATAACTACACGTACGTTTTGTGAACCATCAACATCAGCCAAGTCAATAACTTTAACCTCGTTCATATCGTTCAACAAACCTGTTGCGAAGTAAAGGTTAGATTTTTGAGCAAGCAATGCAGTGTTAGAAGCAAGACCGTTAGCTAAGAAGATTTTTACACCATCAAAGTACAACTCACCAAGAACTTGGTTTGTACCTTTGTTGTCGTAACCGTTAGCACCTACACCTGCAGCAGCAAAACCACCCAATGCACGTACATAAGCACGGAAGATGTTGTTAGATACATACAAAGTAAGGTCTTCTTTTCCGTAAAGAGCAGCAGGACAAGCGTCAACAATTTTACCAAGCTCTGCGATAACGTTACCTGCGTTAACACCACCACCAACTGCAGCAATTTCTTGAGCAGCAGGAAGAGAAGCATCAGTAGTCAATTGAGTCATAATACCTGCGAACTGACCTGCAGTTGCGTTAACACCTGACCAAATTGAAGTTTCCATACCTGCGGCAACTTTCTCAGCAGCGTGTGCGATAAGGAAGTCAGCGAAAGACTTAGGAAGAACGTCAAATGCAGAGTAACCCATTTGGATAGCATCCCAATCTGAATGGAAGTCAGACTTACAAAGTTGCAAGTTAACTTGGAAAGATTCAGGTTGAAGGATACGCTCTGTCAATGTGATAGTAGACGTAGGGTCGAAATCACAAGTAGCGTTTTTGATGATGTCATCAGTAGCAACACGCTTGATAACTTGCTTGTACTTGACATTAGGCATAATAGTGATACCACCTTTGTCAAGGGTTGGAGCAGACAATAAAGCTGCTGCGATGTACTTACCTGCGAACTCGCCTGCGTAAGTAGTAGTAATTGAAGTTGTTGTTGGCATTTCTTCGTTTAAATTTAGTTATTAAATATTGTTGAATTTTTCAAGGATTGAATCCATTGTAGAACGTTGGCGGTTTTTAGCAACGCGGAACGCTTCTACTTTAGTTTCGTTTTCAGGGTTGAATGAAATAGGTTTAGGCTCTTCGCTTAATTCAACTGGTGCAACTTCTTCTGCAACTTCAGTTTTTGACAAAGCGAGTTGTGCTTTCAACTCTTCGTTTTCTTTTTTAAGTGCTTCGATTTCGCTAAAGAAAGATTCTTTAGTTACTGATTCGATGATTTTCTTTGCAACAGGTGCAGCAGGCTCTTGTGCCATTTCTTCTTCAGGCATTTCAGCAGGCTCGTTGATTTGCTCCTCAGGCATTTCTTCTTCTTCAGTTACTTCTTTGATTTCAGCGATAACACCTTCTTCGATAACTACCAAGATGCGACCATCCTCTAACTCATACTCACCAATAGGAAGTGCGATGCGTTGCTCATCTTCAGTTAGGATAAATACAGGCTGACCTGCTTCGAATACTTCTGCTTCAAGCATAGATACGCCATCCGAAAGGCGCATAGTTTCCAACTTCACTTCTAAACCTAAAAGTGTGCGGACTTTGTTTAAGATTGATTTTTCGTTCATTTGTTTATTTTAATTTAGTAATATCAATATTCAATGCCTTGAACATATCATTAGCCATTTTACGTTTGTTAGTCAATGTTCTAACTGTATTCGCATCTCCTAATTCTTTTGCCATTGGTAGATATTTATCGCATAACTCAATAACAGTTTTATATTTTCTCTGAGCTTCAACAAAATTTGTCATAGCTTCTTTTTTAGCAGCAATAGCTTTATCCATAAATTGATTTGGAGCTGCTTCCGCTGCAACTATATCATCTAATCCAGCTAATTCAACTTCGTGAGAAGCCAACTCAGTAGCCTCTTCCTTAAATAGCTTATTGTAAACTGATTTTTGTGTGTTCATAACACTTTAAGTATTTAGATTTATATTGTTGCGTTTTTATCCGTTTTCACGTACGATAGTTCT